AAGCGTTGAAATAACCGATACCACTGTAATTAATAACTTACTTTGTATTGCTCGTAATATAATCAGTGAAGATGATACTACTACTTATACCAACGAGCAAGTATTAGTGAATTATTTTGAATATGCGATATTAAGTCGCATAAATTCTTACAGAAAAAATCAAGCTCAAAAACAAGTTAATTGTGAACTTTTTGATAAAAAAAATTAAAGTTCACAACAGAATAAAAATAAATAAAAACCAAAAAAGAAAGGAAACAAAATGAAACAAGAATTTTTAGACTACATATTCGGTGGATTAAGTCCAGTAACCTATGTAGCAGCGTTTGTATTCGTATTTTTCGGATTAATCATAAAATGGTATATCCAAACGAATAAAGCAGTTAAAACCAATGAAAACACGCCATCAGCTTTTAGTTGGAATTATTGGTTAAAAAACAACCTATTTAAAACATTATTTAGCGTTTTTGCTAATATTGTTATTGCGTTTATTGCATTAAGATTTTCTACTGAAATTTTTAATGTTCCAATATCAATGGCGTTTGCAACAGTAATCGGCATTTGCTTTGATATTGTAATTGATAAAGTAAGTACATGGCAGGGAAATTTAAAAGTAGGAAAATAAAAAAGGTTTAATTGTAAATTAGTAAGTGATTAATAATGTTAGATATTCAAATAGACATTTCTGATAAAGTAAGTCAATACGGAATAAGTGAACAAGATATTAATTCACTTACTAATTTTATGTTAGATAGAATGGTTGATGAGTTTACAGATAATTGGATGAAGAGTGTTGACAGTTCTTTAAATTCAACAAGGGAGATATATAAAGAAGCTATTTATACAGATAGACCAGATGATAGAACAGCAATAATTGGTTTATTAGGGAGTAATAAATTAGCTATGATGATTGAAAATGGTGCTACAAATTTTGACATCAAAGAAGGTTTTTCTAATAGTGAGAAAAGAATAAAGAAAGATGATGGTGGTTGGTATTTAACAATTCCATTTAGACATGCTTCAACAGAAGCAGTTACAGGAAGTGTAGTAGGAGAAGGTTTACCTAAAGAAATTTATGAAATAGCTAAATCAAATGTGAATGAACCAATAACTCAAGAACAATTACCTAATGATTTTAAAGAAGTAAAAACACATAAGATACAAATAAATACTGGTTCAGTATTACAATATACACACAAATCACCTATATTTGAAGGATTAGTAAGAAAAAATATAGGGTCTACAGATAAAGAAAAAAGAGGTGGTTATTATACATTTAGAAGAGTTAGTGATAAGAATGAAGGTGATGAATCATGGCAACATCCAGGTTTTATTGCAAAGAATTTTATGGAGAGTACATTTAATAATACTTCAGATAAAATAGATACTATGGTAAGTAATATATTTAATGATTTTATGAATTTAAAATATAAATAATGGTAATATCAATTGTAAAAATAAAGATATTAATAGATAACTTATTAAGTTGGGTTAGAAGTGATTTAGTTGCTAATAGAAATGATATAACTAAGTCGTGGTTATACGATACATTTAATGAAGTTGAAATAGGTGATATTAATTTTTTTGAACAATTGAAACAGTTAATAGAAAAAGGTGATGAAGATAGTAGAAAGATAGAAACAAGGTTGATGTTTGATAAAAGCCTTTCTAATCTACCTGCATTTCATGTTCATTATCCTGCGGAAGAAGGCAAAAGTGGAGATAATACATTAAATACTGGTTTTCAATTTTTAGAAGAAGGAGATTACTTTTCAAAATCATATATAGGTCAATATGATATAATAGTAACAGCAGGAAACTCTATTGAATGTGTGATGTTATATGAATTTATGAATGCTTTATTGATAGGTGCAGCAGAAACCTTAGCAACTACATTTGATAAATTTGAATTTTCAGGGAAACAATTAATGACTAATCAAGACATAATACCTTATTTAACCTATTATAGAGCAATAGGTATTAGTTTACAAAATAAAAAAGTGGTAAGAAGTTTATCACAACAAACAGTTTATTCGGATATAAATTTTAAAGGAGATTTTTATAATGGCTAAAGTAATAAAAGAAACAGCAAACAATCTTGATACTAATTATAATTGGTATCAAATATGTAATGAATTGGGAATAAGTGGGGTTAATAGAGAAGTAATAAAAATGAAGTTTATTAATAAAGTTGATACTTTATATAATTGGAGAGTGTGTTTGATACAAGAAAAGTTATTAAAATAAATTTTTATTTTTGATAAAATTTTATTATATTTATAATAATTCGATATATATTTAATTTAAGATAATGGCAACAAAAATAAAATTTGGGAATAAAATAATACAACTACCAGGTAGTTATTCAAGAATAATATCAGGACAAAATAACCCACCAAGAAATTTAGATTATGGGAAGTTAATAATTATAGATAATGATGTGAATGGTTCATTATCAAATCAACAAGTAATGGGTGGTTCAGGTATTAATGGTGAATTATATCAAGGTATAAACTCAATTACAAGTTTTACTGATATAAATCCCTTTAGAGATTTTGTCGGTAGAGGTTGGTGGTGGAAAGCTGCTCAATATTTGTTTAATCCAGATGGAAATGGAAATGGTGTAAGTGAAATAATTGTTACAAGACCTGCAACAACCACTTCAGCAATAATGGAATTTAATACATTAAGTTTATCAAATGGTGGTAAATTTGTTATAAAAACAAAAGATGAGAGTTTGAATTCTAATGCGGTTACAAATGAAGTAAGGGCGATATCAACAACAACTATTTCTGCAGCAGGTACTGCAGCTGATGTTATTACTATTAAAGTTTCCGGTGTAATAGTTGCAACATATACAGTTGTAACATCTGATACAATTCAATTAGTTGTAAATGGTTTAGTTGCTTCAGCAACATCTTTGGGAATATGTGGAGTTGTAAGTTCAAATGCAACAACATTAGTATTATCAGCACCAGTAGGATTAGGTGTATTAGCTAATTCAATTACTCCAACTATTGAAAAGACAGGCACAGTTAATGGTTCAGTAGTAATTTTTGCAGGAGGTGTAAGTTCTACAAATTTAATAAGTGGTTATGCTTATACAATGGAATCTGGAGTATTTAACTCTTCTAAATGGATAATGAAAATATGGAAAGGTTCGTTTAAAGGTTTATATAGTGATGGTTTAGCCTATGATGGTATAACAGCAGCACAATCAAAACCAGTATTAATTGCTCAATCACCTGAATTTAATAATATTCAAGAATTAATTGATTGGGGAAATACCGATAGTGATTTTGGTTTTAAATTTGTTGTAAGTGATGATTCAGAAGTGTTTGGAACAGGCGTTGTTGTATCGGGTGATGTATCTGCGATAGCAGGATACTCCCCAGCAAGTGGGGCAACAGAGACTTATGATTCTTTAGATGACACTTTAGAAGCAATAAAAGAAATTGATTATAATTATGTTATAACAACAACAGATATTAAGAATATTGCTGCAGATACAGATATATTGAAAATTTTAAATCATTTAAAATTAGAAGCAAAATATGATAAATTTTTAATGCTTCCTATTTTAGGGACTAATTCAATAAGTGAATCAGTTACATTAGCGGAGACATTTAATAGTGAAAAAGTTAATTTAGTATTTGATTCTATATTAGAAAGAAGTAATTTAGTAAGTTCAGGTTTTAGAACATGGGATTCATTTTATCATTCTTGTTTATATTTAGGAAGAGTTTTGGGTATAGCACCAGAAATTCCACTAACATTTAAAAAAATGAATATTGATGGAGTTAAAACACCATTAACAGAAAAACAAAAAGAACAGTTAGATGAAGCAGGTATTTTATGTACAATTTTTGACCAAGATTTTGGTTCTTTTATTTGTTTACATGATGTTAATACTTTACAAGATAATGATTTTGTTTTAACAAATGAAGGGTTATCTCATTTAATTCAAATAGAGAGAATCAAATCACAATTAAATAAAGAATTAATCGTAAACTCTAAAATAGATTTACTTTCAGATTCAACAGGTGTTAATAGAAGTTCTTTAACAACAGCACATGCCATTGAATGGACTAAAATATTTCTACAAAGAAAAATTGGTTCTTTAATTGTAGAATATAGAAATGTAACAGCAACAGTAACAGGTGATGTTATTTTAGTTGATTATGAAGCAATGCCTAACTCTGAAATTAAAGGTATATTCTTTACAGGTCGTTTATATTTATAATAATAAAATATA